AAAGATTGGCTACACGCACCACATGCTGCCTATTGATAAGGCCGTGAAGGTAGCCGAGATGTTATCTGATGCGGAAGCAATGGAGACTGACTACCACACTGTGTGTGGTTACAAGTTCACCACTGATGCTTACCCCATTGAGATCAAGGTGTTATCAACCAGAGACCGTGGCGAGCTAGAGCTGCTACGTGATTAACCAACCCACTAACTTGTTGTAACTTACTTTTACTTACGTCCTAGGAGGACACTATTATGCGTATCAAGCACATTGCACCACTCATCGCCAAGCGTTACCTCAGCCCAGCCGTTCGCAAGCGTGCGCTGTTCCTTAAAGGCCCAGCAGGTATCGGCAAATCAGAGGCGGTGTTCCAAGCGTCGGACTTTCTATCATCACGCGTGGACGACTGGCGTGGCGTTATCGACATTCGTCTCAGCCAGATGCAGCCCGAGGACTTGCGCGGTATCCCAGCCGTAGATCACACCCACAAGATTGCAGAGTTCTACCGGTTCAATACGTTACCGACAGATGGCGCGGGTATCATCTTCCTCGACGAGATCACATCGGCGGCACCAGCAATACAGGCAGCGTCCTACCAACTAGTGCTGACACCACAGGACTTTGGCATCCCAGACACATGGATGGTGATGGCAGCAGGCAACAGGAAGTCTGATCGTGGTGTTACCTTCAGTATCGGTGGCCCACTACTCAATCGGTTCTGTCAGGTCGATGTGGAGACTACCCTCGACGATGTGCGGGATCACGCGGTCAAACGTGGTATTCATGCGGCTATTACATCGTTCTGGTCTGATCGACCGGACTACATCCACAAGTCTGAATTTACCGGCGGAGAAGTTAGACCGTTCCCTAGTCCACGTTCGTGGTTTGCGGTCAATGACATTCTGCAACTCGACCTACCTGATGACGTGCGCGTGGAGTGCATCAAGGGTGACATCGGCGAAGAAGCAGGCATTGCGTTCGAGGCACACATGCGCGTGTTCCAAGAGACACCACGCATCGACGACATCTTAGAAGGCAAGGATGTACAGGTGCCCGATAAGATGAATGCGCTGTACTGTGTCGCCATGGGTCTCGTTGAGCGGATGGATAAGGACAACGCGTCTAACGTGTGGAAGTTCTTAGAGAAGTGCCCCGGTGAGATTCAGAATCTCACGTTCAAGCTGGCGTTCAAGCGCGACAAGTCCATAAGCAAATCAGCAGCGTTCACCAAGTGGGCGGCAGCTAACCAGTCGGCGTTCTCAGCATGAGGGCGCACATGGAGTGGAACGAGGGGGTGCAGAAGTATTGGCCCAACAACAAGCCTGTGTTTGAGAACAACGCAGGTCTGATGGGTGACCGCACATACGAGCGGGAACTGGTCAACTTCTACTGTGTAACTCCCTACATTAAATCGTACATGGGCAGTGCCTACGAGCGGTACGACCGCAAGTGGGTGATACAGATAGCTAGCATAATCGGTGCTGACAAAGTGGAGTACGACAGCAAAGAGGAAGCCATGCTAGCGTTCCGTGGACTAGTTGAACTGAGTGACGTGCTGGCTATACACAGCGACATACCATTTTAATCCCGTGGGATTAAGGAGACTTACTGATGACTTATTCATTTGAAGAAAAGCGACTCGACCTAGCTTACAGCAAGCTGGGTCTTAAAGAGCCATTCATCGCAGCCGTGATGAGCCGGATAACGCGGGAAATTTCCCCCGCTGTACCGACAGCGGCGACCAACGGTGTGTGGGTTAAGTTCAACCCGACGTTTATGGCAGAGCAGACCGACGCCCAGTTGTTCGGCCTTCTTGTTCACGAGTCACTGCATGTTGTGCTGATGCACATGTGGCGACGTGAAGGGCGGGACATGAACCTGTGGAACTACGTCAACGACGCCATCATCAACGCGTACTGTAGAGCACGAGGCTACATGTTGCCCGAGGGTGGTGTGTTTATCGACTGGGTTAACGAGGGCATGTCCTCTGAAGAAGTGTACGACAAGGTGAAGAAAAACCCCCCGCCACCGCCACCACGACCCACCAAAGGTAACGGTGACACTCCGAGCGAGAACGACGGACAAGGCGACGGCAACTGCAAGGGCGACGCCAGCGACGGCGATGGGCAAGGCAGCGGCGACGCCAGCGGCGGCTCTGACTACCCCAAGGGTGGCTTTGGTAACTCTGGCGACATCGAGGATGCACCTGACGAGGCGACGAAAGCTGACCTTGAGTCGGCGATACTGGCAGCGGCTAAGATGGCGAAAGAGTGTGGGCAAGGCAACGCGCTGATCGACCGCATCATTGACAGCATAGGTAAACCCTCAGTGCCGTGGAGCGAGGTGCTGCGCATGATGATGTCCGAGACAGCACGAGACGACTACTCGATGGCACGACCACGCAGACGGTATGTATCTCAAGACTTGTATCTGGCATCGCTGCACAGCGAGACGCTAGGTGGATTGTTGGTGGGCTTCGACGTGTCGGGGTCTGTCACTCCCGAGGAGGCCAACCAGATTGCCGGTGAGATACGGGCCATATCCTACGATACCAACCCAGCGTTTGTTGAAGTTGTGTACTGTACGGATGTCATCACTAAAGTCGAGCGGTTCGACAACTTCGACGAGATAGAGCTGCGCCCAACAGGTACAGGCGGTACGCGGTTCAAGCCTGTGTTCGACCATCTCGAAAATTCAGAAGACGACTACGTAGGTATGATCTACTTCACCGACATGTGCGGTGACTTGAACGAACTGATTGAGCCAGAGATACCTGTGATCTGGGCTGATACCTTCGGCAAATCTGAAGCACCATTCGGTACGCAAGTCCGCGTACAACTATAAGGGGTAAGACAATGGATACCGACAACACAATTATCAACCGACTGTCCCGCTTCGAGCGGGACACCAAGACTCGCCTGACACGCATAGAGTCTAAACTTGTTCGCGGATTCGAGGAGCTGGGCATTAGTACTGATACTAACGACGACTGGCTAACCGTCGATGACGAGGCACGAATAGTCTATGTAGACACAATCGGTAGATCACTGATGGTGCTACTGGCTGACATGTCCCGTGCGGGGGCTACGCACTTTGGCGACCACTACGAGGTTGTACACAAGGGCATCACCGTCGCAGTTGTTGAGCTGCGAAAAGTAATATAATCCCATGGGATTAACTTGTTTATTGGAGACTTATTATGACTAACATCCGAACTACTAAGCCTGTAACACTCGACCAAGACCAGATCAATAGATTCCTGTACGGAGTGACGACGCTGTACCGTGGGTACCGTCGTCAAAATAACCCGTTCGCACACAACCGTAGCTACTTCGAGGATAACAAGCGCAAGCACGAGGCACATTTCGAAAAACTATCATCGGAATACCACGGCGGCGTAATGCTAACGAAGGACTACACGGAATACTTCGACTGCAAAAACAGCATGGAAGAACTTGGGTTTATGGCACCTATCAAAGTGCGGCGTGTCATCAACGACCTAAAACTGCGTATGCCGTACCTTGAGTTCTACCCAACAGCCGATTCAAACTACAAATCAGTCACTGTGCTACACAAAGGCTGTGACTTCCCATCGGGCGAGCTAGAGTGGAATCCATACGAAACGCGCTACAAAATTCTGTCTCCCATGTGCAACGACATGCGCAATGGCGGGCACTATACTGCGGACGACGACCGAGCGGCACAATTATGTCGCAAGTACTTTAGGATACGACCGCCCAACAGAATGGTGCCTTTTATAACATTGCATACAGCAGTGTCAGAGTTAGACTTCGACAAGCATCTGCGGCAGCTACAGCGGCAGCAGCGCGAGCTTCAAAACGAGGCCATAGGAACTAACTTCGGTGGCAGAGAAATAGCCAATGAGTTGTTCTTGTTCTTGGAGGCGTACATCGACATAGTGCCGCCTCTCATACGAGACAAAATACTCAAATACCGTGAGACAACCGTAGAGTACACTGACTACTACGAGCTATCTAAGATACTGATGCACGTAAAGATGGTGGATGAGCAATCTGTCTACACGATGTGGAACAGAAGTCATACAATAAGCAACTTACACTCAAGTAATGTCAGATATGATGAATTGTCACTCACGTTTACTGAGCCTACGTCACAAATGTCCGTAGACTTCATCACCAAAATAGGTCAACTGGCGTTAGAAGATATAGGTGTGTACGTGCCAGAAGTGGGTATGCGTATGGGCAACGGCGAGTACATCATCTACGGCGCGGACTTACCTGAAGCCCAAGAACCTATGGATTAGTTGTATGGCTATTATTCTTGTTATTGGCGAGAACGAGATAAAACTAGATTCACTAGACGAGTTCGATAATGTTCTCGACCAACTGCTAGAGTACAGAGCGTCGTTCATTGAAGAGTCTTATACGTATGATGATGGCAAGAGAATAATCGACGCCATACACGTACTAATAAACGAGTTCAATGGACTACAACTAGCCACTAAGGTTGCGTTAGTTTATGGAGAAGGCTGTGTCTTACATTAACTGGAAAGCTACTGACAGGGAAGTCACAGACATCGCGAGCGTCTACGAGGGTGCGCAGAATGTAGCGGACATGTTCAAAGAGCCTGTGTTTATCTACAGAGACCTGACTATACAACGTGAGTATTTAGCTCTAAAACAACGCGATTATTTGATTGTCGATACAGTATATCCCAGCAGATAGCAACACTTGATATTACCATCTGTGGGCGTATACTGAAATTGATCCCTCTGCGCGGGGTCACACTCCTAAAAGTATTTGCCCCGTCTAGCGCCGGGGCTTTTTTAACTTGTTTATTTACGGAGGAACCTATGAACTGGTTCAAACATGAGGGCTTACATGCCCTAGCTTTTTTGTGCTTCATAATCATCATTTACTCGTTTGTGGCGGAGATATAGATGCCAGCTAAGAAAAAAGACGCGATCAACCCGTCGCACTATAAGAAGGGTGACATCGAGTGCATCGACGCAATGGTCGCTGCCTACGGTGAAGAAGAGGTGCGTATCTACGCGAAGATAGCGGCGTTTAAGTACGGCTGGCGGCGTGGAGACAAGGACGAAGAAGCCCAAGAGGTAAGAAAGCAGATGTGGTATCTGCGACGCTCACTCGGTGAAGATCCAAGGGGGGAACATGGTTGAGCTAGGTATAGGCAAGAAGCGCATCCATGTGAACCAGCATGTGATACGCAGGAATAATAAAGTAGCGGAAGGTGGCGAGCTTGAGCCACCGATAACCGTCAAGCACAAGGGCGGCAATACTTACGCCAAAGGCGTCATCATCTATGGCGCATCTAAAGTTGTGTACTCCCCTGACAAGCCACTGTCTTGTGGTGCAAAGGTGTGGATCGAAACCGACAGCGAAGTTGCATTGGAGGGAGTACGTGAGAAGTCCTAAAATAAAAACCGTATTCATAGATTTTGAAACGTATTACGACCAAGAGTACTCGTTGAGCAAACTACAGACCGATGCGTATGTGCTGGACGACAGGTATCAAACTATCATGGTCGGCTACAAGATCGGCGACGAGCCGACTAGTGCGCTGGTTGGCAACGAACAGCAGATCAAACAAAAACTAGCTAACTTGTGTGACTGGGACGAGGTGGCAGTGTGCTGCCACAACACGCTGTTCGACGGGTTTATTCTGACGCAACGATATGGTGTGTACCCGCGTTTGTGGAAAGACACGCAAGCTATGTCTCGCATGTTGCATCCGTACCTAAAGTCTCACTCGCTGGCGAACATGGCTAAATTCTATAAGCTGCAAGCCAAGGGCGACGCCGTGCACAACATGAAAAGCAAGCGCCTAGAAGACTTTACCAAAGACGAGTTCATGGACTATGTAAACTACTGTTTGGGCGACGTGGACATCTGTGCCGGACTCCATAACGAGATGATCCAGTTCACGCCAGTGCTCAACCAGATACTTATCGACATGACCATACGCATGTTTACTGAGCCTAAGTTCGTCGGCGACATCGACATGATGAAAGACTTGTACGCAAAAGAAGTGCAGCGTAAAGAAGGTCTTTTAATGGCGGCTAATTCAGATCCCAAAACGATAGCGTCGAGTGCCAAGTTCGCAGAAAAATTACGTGAGCTAGGTGTGTTCCCTCCGACAAAGATCAGCCCGCGCACAGGCAAAACAACTTACGCGTTTGCCAAAACCGACAAAGAGTTCCTAGCGTTGCAGGATCATCCTGACGCAGAAGTGCAAGCGTTGGTCGCTGCGCGTTTGGGTACCAAGACAACCATCGCCGAGACACGCGCAGAGCGTTTTATACAGATGGCTGAGCGTGGCCCACTGCCTGTATACCTCAACTATTGGGGCGCTAAAACGACTGGCAGGTACAGCGGTGGCAACCAAGTTAACTGGCAGAACCTACCCGCACGAGGCATATCTGCGGGTTTGCGCAACGCATTGAAAGCACCTAAAGGTCACAGCGTGCTAGTGGGTGACTCGTCCAACATAGAACTGCGGACGGTGATGGCCCTCGCCGGACAGAAAGATGTTATTGAGAAGTTGGAGAAAGGCGTAGACATGTACTGCGACTTTGCCAGCAAGCTGTTTGGCAGAGATATCACTAGAGCTGACAAGTCCGAACGGTTCTTAGGTAAGACAGCTATGCTGGGCCTACAGTATGGTGCTGGCGCTGCACGGTTTATGGAGATGGCGAACATGCAGGGGCGAGACTTCGGCGTGAACATAACGCTAGACAGAGCCTATGAAATCGTCGAGCTGTACCGCAACATACACTATAAAGTCGTGAAGCTATGGCAACACTGCGAGCATTCCGTACTGCCCAACATCCATAAAGAAAACTGGTTAGAGAACGTCGATGTTAACGGCTGGTTCATTACGCAAAGCGGTGGCTTCGGTAGGCCGGGAGAGCCGGGAGTTGTGTACCACAACTTACGGTATGAATCAGACAATGAAGGTAGCGGCTGGGTATACACGATGGGTCGCAACGAGTCCGTGCGAATCTTCGGCCCGAAAGTTGTAGAAAATCTTTGCCAACATGCTGCCATGCACATTGTTATGTGGCAGACTGCTAGGATACACCGGAAATATCCGGTTAAGCTGTCAGTGCACGACGAAGCTGTATGTATAGTGCCTGATGACCAACTTGTTGAAGCGCGAGCCTACATGGAAGAATGTTTGAACCTAACGCCACCTTGGTGTCGTGGGTTTATCCCTGTCGATTGTGAGACAGAAGTAGGCGCGTCGTATGGGGAAGCTAAATGAGCAAAATGCCGCTGTCGTACAGCAGACTAAGTACATTTGAGAACTGCCAGCAACAATTTGATTACTTATACGTGTCCAAGACTGTCCAATCCGTAGGTAGCGATGCTACTGAGTACGGGGATAGAGTACACAAACTGTTAGAAGACTATGGCAAGGGTGAGCTTGACGAAGAAAATCTCACCGAAGAAGGCAAACTGTCTCTAAAGAAGTGGGGCAACATCGTCGATACGATTATGTCCCGTGGAGGCGATAAGTACTTCGAGCACCAGATGGCGATCAACGAGAACCTAGAGCCTGTTGGCTGGTTCGATAGCGACGTGTTCTTTCGTTCGATTGCTGACGTGCTAATAGTTGACGGCGATACGGCTTATTGTTTAGATTACAAAACGGGCAAGGTTAGAGAGTCACCAACCCAGTTGCAGTTGTTCGCGGCGATGGTGTTCTGGCATTTCCCAGAAGTACAGAAGGTTAAGACCTCGTTTATTTGGTTACGGTTTAATCAGACAACAAACACGACGTATGAACGTCGTTACTTAGATTCGCTGTGGGGCGCATTGAAGCCTCGCATCGACAAGGTGCATGAGACTGTTGAGCTTGGTGTGTTTGAAGCTAAGCCCAGTGGTCTATGTCCATGGTGTCCCGCGCAGGACATTTGCCCAGACGCAAGGAGAAAAAGAAGGTGAAAAACGAGGGGGATGTTAAGAAAGCTGTCCGCAAAGTATTAGATAGCATCGACAAGTGCTACTACTTCATGCCGCCAGCTAACGGTTATGGTAGGTCGGGTATCCCCGACTTTATCGGCCAAGTAAACGGTTACTTCTTTGGTATAGAAACCAAGTTTGGCAACAACCAACCGACTGCGAATCAGACACGCGAGATAGGTCGGATACTGCAAAGTGGTGGTCAGTGCTGGATTGTCCGCGAAGGCATATCACTGACTGGCTGGGAAAATGAGTTTCGGGGGTGGGCTGCACTGTGCTCGTAATTGAGGAACAGCGTAAGGTTGTATTGAACACGTCGGCCAATGACAACATTGCCGAAGTCATACCTCATGCCAAGCGTATGAGTAAAGACGGGCAAGACTTGTTGGTTGTACCTCACGGGGTGCAGGAGTCGATGGTGCTGAGAAACATGGGTGTGTCTGTACCGCCACCTATAAGGCACTACTACGACTATCCGGCGCGTTTCAAACCGATGGATCATCAGACGGCTACCGCCGAGTTCCTGTCGGGCCATAAACGCGCGCTGTGCCTCAATGCCCCCGGCACTGGTAAAACGATAAGTTCGATCTGGGCTGCTGATTTTTTGCTCACTGTCGGTGAAGCTAAGAAGGTACTAATTATAGCCCCGCTATCTACCCTCAAAGAAGTGTGGGGTAGAGAGCTAAAGATCCACTTGCCGCACAGGTCTTTTCAGATCATCACTGGCACTAGGCAGAAGCGCCTACAACTACTGGGAACACCGGGGTTACAGTACGCCATCATTAACCACGACGGCTTCACTGGACTGTCCGATGTTATGAAGGACTTCGACGTAGTTATCTACGACGAGGCCACCGCGCTAAAGACACCAAGTTCTAGGCGGTACAGGGTATTTTATCAGTGGGTGCGCGACCACAACCCGTGGCTATGGCTGCTTACAGGCACGCCCATATCGCAAAACCCGACCGATGCGTGGACGCTGGCGCGCCTTGTTGAAAGCCAACATGTCGCCAAAAGCTACACATCTTTTAAAGAATTAGTGATGCAGAAGGTTTCTCAGTTCCGATGGATACCCAGAGAGAACGCACTGGAAACTTGTAAGAAGGTTCTTCAGCCGTCGATTCGGTTCTCGCTGGATGAGTGTAAAGACTTGCCGGACACCAACTTTGTTAACCGCAAGTGCGAGCTAACTAGTCAGCAGAAGAAAGCCTTTAAAGAGATGCAGGACAAGGCTGTGACTACGTTCAGCGAGGGGCAGGTAACCGCCGCAAACACTGCCGTGATGCTGTCCAAACTTTTGCAAATATGCTGCGGTGTGGTGTATAGTGATGACACGTCGATTGAAGTTGATGCCAAGCATCGCTACGACGCACTGACTGAATTACTGGATGAGATCGGTGGCAAGACCATCGTGTTTGTACCGCTTAAAGGCGTGCAGCACTGGTTGATGAAGAAGCTACAAAAAGATGGTTACGACATCGCGCTAGTGAATGGTGATGTTAGCAAGAACGCCCGTGACCAAATCTTTAATGACTTCCAGCACACTGATAAGCCACAGATATTGCTGGCACATCCGAAGGTGGCTGCGCATGGGCTTACGCTCACAGCGGCTAAAGATATTATCTGGTACGCCCCAATCTATTCGTTGGAGCAGTACGAGCAAGCGAATGCGCGCATACGTCGGTTGAGTACCGAGGGAAAGACGACGGTGTGGCATGTGATGGCTACTAAGTTCGAGCGAGAACTTTATAGTCGATTAAGGCACAAGAAAGATACGCTCACTGAGTTCCTCGATCTTGTGCAAGGTATCAACCATGACGATGACTGATTTACTTACCGGAGAAAACATCCATGAACTACGAAGAAGCAGCAAAACGCTATACACAAGTCCGCGATGAAATCGACGCCCTCGACAGAGAGTACAAAGACAACAAAGCGAAACTAAAGGAGAAGCTGGTAACACTAGAGAACTGGTTTACTAGCAAAGCGCAGGAGGATGGTTTAGAAACAATCAAGACACCTCTTGGTACGGCTTACTGGTCAAGGCACCAGTCGGCGACAGTTGCATCACGGGAAGACTTCTTCTCGTTTTGTAAGGAGCACGATGCGTGGGATTTAGTTGAGTCCCGTGCGTCCAAGACGGCTGTGCGTAGCTATCTTGAAACTTATGGGGAGATACCCCCCGGTATCAACTACAACACAGTCCGTGTTTTTAACTTCCGCCGTAACTAAGAGGCTTATATTATGAATAATGTAATGAATGTCCCAGATCACATTGCTGATCGAATCCGCGCCCGCCAAGAAGGTGGGAAGAAATCCAGTATTGCAGACGCTATTGTAGGTAGTGAAGGTACTTCTATCCCTCGGATTAGTATCAGGTCTGCAAGGTACCGTTTGTGTGAGGGCGGTGTTGAAACTGTCGTCGGTACGACGCTTGATGTAGTCATCGTAGGCGCAAACCCCCGCGTGTCTAAGGTTTTTTACAACAAGGCGTATGATGGTGACAGCACCGCCCCCACATGTTTCTCTAATGATGGGGTCAAGCCCCACCCCTTGGTGGAAAGCCCCGTATGCAATAGCTGCGCAGGGTGTCCACATAACGAGCTTGGCTCTAAGGTTCTTCCTTCAGGTGCCAAATCTAAGCTGTGTGCCGACCAGCGCCATCTCGCTGTAGTAGCCGCCGCCGATCCTAGCAAGGTATACGCGCTGACAATCCCTGTGTCTGCCATGAAAGGGCTGCGTGAATACTTCAAAGAGCTTGGAAATTACGGCCTAGCACCAGAAGAAGTCATCACAGAGCTAGGCTTTGACGACGAGGCGAGTTATCCTAAGATTGTGTTCAAGCACAAGGGTTACGTACCGGCATCTAAGATAACGCTTATCGACGAGTTATCCGAGCATGATTCCGTGAAAGTAGCGACCCGACAACTTGACGCCGTGGGGACTACTCTTGCTGCACCTAAAGCAGAGACAAAACTGGAAGCGCCAAAGCCGTTAATTGACGATGCTTACGAAGAAGAAGCTGAGCAGAAAACCGCGCCAGTGAAAAAGGAGAAGCCGAAAGTGGAGCCTGTTAAGCCATCTGAAGAATTAGCGGCTAGCATAGCTCAACTTTTCGACGAGTAAGTAGTAACGTGTCTAGCCCCGCCTGTGCGCGGGGCTTTTTGTCTAAAGCGGGGATTAGCGTGGATACAAGAACATTTTTAGAAAGAGTCCATGCCAAATCAGATCAGTTAGTAGTTTGTTGCCATAGGCCAGATGCCAGCGGTAAGCGCAAAGAGGGCATATTCTGGCAAAGGGGTTCGTATAATTACGCTGAAATTGATAAGGCTGTAAGTGACATTACCCAGTGGGATGCAGAGCCAAACACTACCGTTTATTACACCGTCGGTTCGTTCGCAGACCATGAGTACAGCAAAGAAGGTAGGACTAAGTGGTATAGAAAGGCGCAGTACGCGACCCATTTTAAGGCCATAACTTTCGATTTAGACATCGGCGAAGGTAAGCAATACACGACACAGAAAGACGCTTGTATCGCACTTGTTGATGTAATACAGAAGATCGGCCTACCCTTCCCAATGCTTGTGTCATCAGGCAAGGGGATACATGTTTACTGGCCGCTGGAGCAGGAAGTACCCAAGCGGATATGGTTGTTGTTATCGACGGCACTCAAAGCTGCGCTAGCTGAGTACCAGTTAGAGATAGACACTACAAAGATTAACGACCCCTCGATGGTGCTACGACCTGTCGGGACGCACCACAAGAAAGATCAGCCTTGGCGTGATGTAGCGGTACTGCGCGACTGCGCCGACCAAGACCCCATGGTTTTGGCAGGTGTACTCAAGAAATGGGCTAAAGGCGTGCCGAATATCGCCAGTAAGCCTAAGCGCAAGTCCAGCATTGCCGATGCTATCTTGTCATCGAACGACGTAATACTTGAGGTTGTAGCCGAACACTGCAAGCAGATTAACGCACTGGTAGCCAGCGGTGGGTTCTCGGACGCTAACGGTGACCCAGTAGAAGAGCCACTGTGGAGAGCTTCATTAGGTATAGCCAAACACTGTACCGACCAAGAGGCTGCTGTGATTGCGTTGGCAGGGCAACACCCAGACTTTGACCTAGACGCCAACATGCGCAAGCTGGAGGGTTGGGGTGACCATGGGCCGACTACATGCGACAAGTTTGCAGAGCTGTGCCCGTCTGGGTGTGAAGGGTGCCCGCACAGGGGCAACATCAAGAGTCCAGCTAGGCTAAGCGCGACCACTAAAGTCGTCGTAGAAACTGAGTCCGGCAAAGAGGAAGAGCACGAGCTGCCGGACGGCTACATCATACGCGACAACTGTGTGTATAAAGAGGTTAAAGAAAAGGTAGAGAGCAACGACGCTAACGGTAACCCAACAACCACTGAACAAGTTGACTGGGTTCTAGTATCTCGCTACCTGATGCACGTTACTGGCATATTTAAGAACTACGAGAACGGAGCTACAACGTTCAGGTTGGCTGTCAAATACCCCATGGTGGGGTGGACTGAGGAAGATCACGAGGTGGCTGTGCTATCCCCCGGCTCTACCTTCAACACGTTCCTCAACAACCGCCAGATATTTGACTCAAAGACTCCGGCGCAGCAGGAAAAAATAAGGGTATTTATCGTGGATTATTTAGCGAAAGTCCAGAGTCTGAATCCTACCGGCGTGGACTTCACACACTTCGGCTGGCAGCGGGACGGCTCCTTTGTTTGTGGTCGGGAAGTCATTGGCGCTGACGTGGGGGTCGATGTCATGCGCAGACTCAAAGGGTCGGCTACTCGGTTCGATGAGATCGTGAGTACCAACGGCACCCGCGAAGGCTGGGTAGATGCCATGAAGCTGCTTAACAAGCCCGAAGCCGTGATGGTTCGCCGGATGATGTTCCTTGCCATGGGTAGCGTGATTAGCCGTGCAGCGGGCAACTGTACAGGAGTTGTGTCTATCTACTCCCCACGTACCAACACGGGCAAGACGCTATCGCTGTTCGCCATCAACAGTATGTTCGGCCATCCGAAAGAGCTACTGCTGAGCAAAGAGGACACATCCAATGCGCTGTACAGGATACGCGGCGTACTGAACCAGATGCCTTGTACGATTGACGAGATGACTACTGTAGACGCGGCGGCTGCGGTCAAGATGGTTTACAACCTCAGTGCTGGTGTAGAGAAGAACTCTATGGATCAGCGGCGAGAGCTACGACAACCTGTACGATGGACGGGGCCAACGTTCATCACGACCAACGTATCGTTCTACCACCAGTTCGATCAGGCACAAACGAACGACTCCGCATTACGCGCACGCTGCATCGAGTACTTGCATGAAGACCAGTCGCTAGTTATCGAGGAGGGAGAAGACGGTATAAGTGAGGCCAACAAGTTCGTAGACAAGTTGTTCGATAACTATGGCTGGGCGTACCCTGAACTTGTTAGAGCTGTAGTGTCTGCTGGTGGCGACCAAGAGCTGTGGCGCAAGGTACGACCCGTGTTCATTAAGAAGTTCGGCAACGCGTTTGCCCCTGACGATAAGTACGCAGCGCCCATGATAGTTTGTGGCTGGATTATGAGCACCATCGCCAAGAAGCTGGGGCTTATCAGTTTCGACGTAGACCAGACTGCGCAAGACTGGATCGACTTCGTGCGTAAAACCCATGAAGACCACGAAAAGAATCAAGCCGACGCCATAGACATCGTTAGTCAGTTCCTAGCTGAGCACAACGACCAGATCGTGCACGCCTACAAGAAGGACACCGACCTTAAAGAGTCCGTACAGATGCCACCGCCAGACAAGGCTGTAGCGCGTGAGTTAGTTATCACTGATGCTAACAACGACTTGAAGCGTGGCAGCTATGTAGCAATCAACATTCCTATGTTCAAGAAGTGGCTAGCTAGAACCCGAGATGACATTGAGCGGATTTCACGCGAGCTTAGGAGTATGCACGCGCTGATTGCAGACCGACAACGCGTCACGCTGTTCAAGGGCTGCGCTAAGGACAATCCGGGTCAGTCGTTCTGCCTTATGGTAGACTTGACGCATCCACGGTTTACTGAGGGCTTGGAAGGTACCGAGGCTATCAAGAACAGCACGGTGCTACAGGCCATATTAGGAGGTCAGCAACATGCCCCGTAACTACAGAAAAGAGTACGACAACTACCAAGGTAGTGAAGAGCAAAAGAAGAAACGAGCTGCGCGTAACGCGGCTCGTCGTCAGATGGAGAAGAAAGGCAAGGTACGGAAGGGCGACGGCAAAGATGTTGACCACAAGACGCCTATGGCGAAAGGTGGCGGTAACGGCAAGGGAAATTTGCGCGTTACCAGTAAATCTAAGAACCGTTCGTTCCCCCGTACCAAGTCAGCACGGATGAAGTAATTACTGCTTCTTAACTTCGCCGCCGGGCATGAAGCTGTGCATCTTGTCGTTGTTCAGCTTCGGTGCCTTCATAGCGCCGTCAGACATGAAGTTAACCATCTTCTGCTGGCCGATAGCTACGCCTGAGTGTGACGCAAAAGAGTGCTTCTCGCCCATGCAGCCGCCAGCTTTGTCCTTCTTACCGCCTTTTTTCATACCGTACATAATAACGTCTCCGTTAGTTGAGTCCTAAGTTTAATCCCTACCGTACAACTTGTCGATCTCTTCACGCATTTCCGTGTTGAGGCTGTCGATCTCTTTGTACAACCTATCGAAGTCTGGAGCACCAGACCGCATCTCTTCTCGCTTAGCGCGTGATACGGCAATGCCGTAGTCCCGCTTGAGCTGCTTTTCTTCGATCCGCTTGTACATCATCTCTTCAGTAACGTTGGGATCGTAGAACTTGAGACCAAGGGCACGGGCAGCGAACAAGCTGGTCATATCCCTACCACTAATCGTCTGCTCTCCAGTTGTGTAGTCGATCGCTTTGCCGATGTTGCGAGTGCTAACCATGGGTGGCAAGAACATATCTAGCATTAAGCCAGCGTTCGTCAGCGTGACATCAAAAGCAGAATCAGTAGGCTCATTCAACTTCTTGCCAGTATATGTGTTGGTGTTCAAGAACATACCTAGGATAGACACTAGTGGGCCGTTGGGAGTGAAGCCTCCGGGCCAGCCCTCATACCCCATAAACCCAGCAGGGGTGCTGCGCATGGTAGACGAGAGCGGTATGTAATCACCTAAGCGGAAGTACACAGGGTTTTGATCGTCGCCCAAGAAGGGCAAGCGAATCATGGCGTTCGGCCCCATGTTGAAGAACAACTTATCGTTGTACAGCTTACCTAGCTTGTTGCGATCTTCTTCGTCTTCCCCAGCCATAGCCGCCATAGCAGCATCAAGTAAGGCGTAAGAAGTAAGGACGTTGGCTACCATCCAAGGGCGAGTCAGCGCGATGCGTCCAAGCATGGGTATAGCGGCGTATGTCCAAGAGGCGAACGGCATAACCGTCTGCCGCGCATACTGCAAATACTTAGCGTCGATGTCGTAGTTCAAGAAGGCATCACGACCAAAATCACCTGCTTGTTTCCACTGGTCATCGGTAAGCTGCTGACCGTTATTGCCTGCCTGAAGCTCGCCAGCACGGTTCATAAATGCGGCCAAGCGGAACACGTTATCTTCAGCGGCGTACAGCTCCAACATCTTCTTGTCTTTGTCGGCTAGCCAGTTGCCAACAGACTTAGCGGTATCTGACTCAAGCTGCAACAACTGAGCTACACGCCCCGGCACGCCTTTATCATCCATCTCTGGCTTGATCTTGTCGCGCATGGCGCGATAGCGTTCTTTCTTAACTTCTGACGCAGAGAAGTTGCCTAGTAGAGCACCTGATTTCTCGAACTCTTTTAGGATACGCAGATCGGCGTCGGTCAGGGCGTCTGGGTTACGCGCAGCCTTATACATGACATCGGCAGCTCGGCGTAAAGTCTTAAATGTGATCCCGTGCATCATCATAATAGTGACGTTAGAAGCCACGTTAGTGATGTGTGTGCCGGGGTTACGGGTTGTCTTAGCCAGCTTGAATTGACGTAGTGCGTCGTTGTACGTACGCATAACACCTTTATCGAACAGGGTATGCTTGCTAGACATATCTACAATCGCGGCGTACACAGGGCCGTGCACCACTTTGCCAGCCAGATCGCCCCATACTTTGATGGGCAAGCCTTGGTCTTTGAGCGCCTGAGTATCTGGAATACGAACAAGTGTACCGGTGCGACGTAACTCACCTGCGACAAGTCCAGATTTAAGCTCCGAAGCACTGGCTACGGCTACTCGCTCTGGGTCAAACGGCCTAACTGTTTCGCCGTCTGCTGCCGTCTGCTCAAGGTACTCGTTGTATTGATCCACGCTGTCGAAGACAACCGGCACCTCGCCACGCTCAAACGCAGCTTGGTCAAACTCACCATTGGCGTCGCGGCCTAGGTTAGCTAGCCCACTAAAGAACCGCTTAGACGAGTAGTAGGTACCAAGTGTGTTAGCCGTGTTCAAGATAGCAATGCCGATTTGGTCGGCTGCTTCCATCTTATTGCCGTCTTTTAGCGCGTCAGCTATGGTCTTGTTGGATGTGAACTGGAACTTACCTCCGGCTACGTCCTTGCCAGACCACTTTACGTTCATGTCGATTGGAAACGATTCGCCAGCCTCGTTGTCGATGACGACGCCACCCGCAGCGTTAGCTATATCTTCACGGACAAACCCTATGGTCTTGCCATGGTCAGAGCGTCCAGCGACAGCGCCAACTACTCGGTAGTAAACAGCATCAGAGTCAAACACCGCACCGGCTTGATCCAAGCCAAGCCACTCTGGATTATCGCTCTTTTCTAAATCCTGCTTCCGGCCACCAAAAATTTGACTGAGCTTGCGCTGTCCTACAGAGCCGCTACCGATGTCGCTCTCTTTCTCCACGAAGATTAGCGACTCGCTGAACTTGCGCCCGTCGAAGAACTGCTTATAAGACTCAGGTAGTGCGGTCTTAAATGTCTCAAACGCTTCCAACAAGTTGTCCGCACGAGTCTTCATCAGCTTGCTTTCTGGAACACCGTTGAGCGCGGTCTTGTCGCCATCGAGATAAGCAATAAACTTCTGTGCAGATGCCAAGTCACGCTGGATTAGGTCTCGCAGGTGGTTAGACACCAGCTCGGCTAGCTGCACACCAGTGTGCTTCTCGTTCTTAAAGGTCTGGAAGACTTTCTTTAGTTGCTCGCCAAAAGCCAGCATGGGGTTGAAACCACGCAGTACTTTCTCTGAGCCGGGGAACGCCTTAATCACAGCCTCGCGCACTTCGGACGCTAGCGTCTTCAGCTTGCTAGGCATATCAGCGGGCAGAGCCTTACCCAGCAAAGTAAACAAAGGCTTGGTTAGGCCGTAAGTCCCTTGCTTACCATACTCCTGCAAGTCAACATCAACTTGTTGCTGTGTCGATGGTGCTGCTCCCCCACGGACGGACTGCTTGAGAACCTTGCCCCTTCTGCTAGGCTTGCCACCTTCTTTACGAGCTTTGTTCAATAACGACACTGTTGAGTTAAGAATGTCGTTAGCTGCCGTGTTCTCTACACCTAGGAACTTAGATACTAGTTCAGTGAGGTACCGCCACACGTTATTAACGGCGTCTAAAAACGTTTTAGACTCGGCGTTGCGCGCTTTTACCTTAGTAGTTAGCTCTTTAAACTCAGACAGCGTGTTACCATAGGAGATAAGCTCAAGCACAGCATCAAGCTCAGCTTGGGGAGCGAAAGTGCCGTCTTTCCTCTGCTGGCCGCGCACGTTCTGCAACGTGTTAACAACGTCTATAGCAGTCTGTTTATCTTGCGCAGACATACTAGTAACTTTGTCGAGACGCCCGGCTTGTATGAAATCAACTATATCTGTGAGCGTATTTTTAAGCAGAGCGACTTCTGGAGCCGTTTGGTTCCGATATACGTAGCCTTGCAGGGCGACGTGTAGGGACTCGTGCACGATTTCTTCTGGCGTGGTAGCGCGCCGCAAGTAGACTGTATCGTCTTTAGGATCGTAGTAGCTGTTCGCTTCGTCGGTAAACTTCACTGACGCATCTTGCTGACGCTCACGCAGAGTATCAATCAACATCTTGCGTAATGCCAACGTACCTACGCGCGGCGTGCCACGTCCCGGAGCACCTACAAGGTTGAGGATACCGCGCAGTCCTTTCTCTTTACCGAACTTTTTGGTTCTACCTTTGCCCTCAGTAGCGGCGGTCTCTAAATCAGCGATAAAGCCAGCGTCAACTTCTTCACTAGATAACCGCTTTTGGCGACCTTCTGGAGCAGTCTGTGTAACCCCCTCTAACGCGCCATCTTTATACGCAGCCCAAGCATTAGATAGGACTACATCAACTTTATTTAGGTATTGCCCGCGAGTATCAGTCCTAGCTTTTTCGCCGAACAGTTCTTTCATGTACGGCCTGATCTTGCCATCTACTTTGCTGGACTTATTCTTGTCCTTTTGCGCAGCTAGTTTGTTTATGGCTATCATCGCGTCTACAGTATTTGGGCTACCAGCTACGCGAACAAGTTCGTCCATAGCTGCCTTAGTTTCTGCCGCTAAAGCCTGTAGTTGCTCGGCGTTAGCGCCAGCCATGTCCACAGCGCCTTGGTCAGACAACCCCTCTGCTTGCTTAGCGTCAACTAGATTCTGCCTAGCATTATTGTATGCTCTGGCAGCTACAACAGCTTTTTTGAACGCTTCGTGAACCTCAGTCATTTTTGCGCTGAAGGTATCCGTGGTGTCTGCGTCTCTAGCAGGGGAACCTTGTTGGCGGACTATAGGCTTAGGGTTAGGCTTAGTAGAGCGCATCATCTCTACCACGCCCTTCAACACTTGCTGGGGCAACGATATATCGCCGCCAACCTTTCCGACTTTAGAGGAAACTTCGGCTTTCAAGACCTGCGCTACGTCAGAGTCATCCACCATAGCCGCTTCTTCAACTTCTTCCTCGGTGACAAGCTCTTCCTCGGGTGCCGTGGTCTGCACTACTTCGCCGCGTGACTCAGCAACAGGCTCGGCTACAGGCTCAGCAACAGGCTCGGCTACAGGCTCAGCAACAGGCTCGGCTACAGGTTCGGCTACAGGCTCAACGATTGGAGAAGTTGGCTCTACTACAGGCGCTTGCTCTTGCTCGGTAGCAACGGTAGTTACTGGCGCAGCTTCTTCTACGGGGGTAGCTGCAAGGCTGGCTTCTCTGTCTAGCTGCGCTTGCTCTACTTGTGCCTGCCCTTGTTCTGGGGTCAACTTGCCTTTGCGTACACGCACCAACGCTTTGCGAGCGGCTTTACCACGAGCATCTATTTCTAAAGTATCACGCAACTTGTCGATGTGATACTCGAGCGCAAACAACTGAGCACCTTGTTCGCTGTACTCGTTACGTAAATCAAACTCCATAGAGGCGATAGCGATCTCAAGGTCTCTACGCTCTTCGGCGGTCTCTTGGGCGCGTTGCTCCGCTTGCTTACGCAGCTTAGCGGCTTCTCTGCCACGCGTGCGCTTGCCTATATCTGGGGATGATTCTGCTTCTAACTTGGCAAGGCGCTCTCTGGCAGCGAACAACTCTTCGCTTTCTGGTATTGACTGGTTAAGTTCAGTCAACTTCTCCTGTGCAGCTTTAAGCTCAAGCCTTGTAGCCTCTCGCTCGCGCGAGTTCATGCGCTGCTTAGCCAGCTTCTCTAACTCTTCGAGACCGTTGGTGTCCGCTGCTATAGCTTCGACTTGTTCGTCGAGTTGTTCTTCCGTGAGGATAGGCTTGCTTCGTAGGCGGCGCTGCTCCTCGATGTACTGCTCTTTGTAGCGGAGGATGTCCTCTGGCGTAGATATATCTTTCTCGGTAGGCTGAGCATCTTTAGGTTTGAACGCAGCGTTGACCACACCAGAGAAGCCGCCGCCGACAAGTGCACCGGAAACCACGGCGTTTAGACGACGCGATGCAATTTCTTCTGGCGACAAGTCGTCGCGCATACCGATTTCTAGTTCGGTTTGGAATGCTTCTGTTGCGCCCTCTGCAACAGCCCCACCAACAAACGCCCTGCCACCACGACCAATAGCAGTGGTGGGTACAGTTGTAGTAGCGCCACCCCCTGCCAGATTTATTTCTCTAGTAGCAGCTACACCGGGAGCGCCTAAGCCACGAACAGCGCGGCCAAGAGCGAAGGGTACGGCGGCTTCAGCCGCTGCGTAAGGGATACCGCCAAGTAGTGCGCCAGCAGCGTCTCTCTCGCCACCCTCTACTGACTCGTTGTACAGAGAGCCGACACCATAAGTATAACCAGCAGCTAGGGAGCCTACGCCAGCGCCCAAACCTAACCCACCAGTGGCAGCGCCAGCAGCGAGAATACCGCCCATAATGGGCACTTGTTGCCCCACCTGCCCGGCGAAATAAGAGCCAAAATCGCCTATACCCTCTACGTCTTCGATACGTTGGGGTACTTCTGGGTTAATGGCTAACGCAGCTTGCGCTTGCTGGGAACGGACTTCTGACTCAAGAGTATTTCGTAGGCCAGTAGCACCCAATGCTTCTGCAACAGCGGCACCGGCACCTGCGGCCATGGCCTGTACTTGATCTACACCTGCCGACGCACCGGAGGTAAACGCTGAGCGCCCCATGCCGGTCTCAACGCCAAACTTAGACGCTACCTTAAAAGGGTCTTGCCCTGTACCTCTGGCGTATTCAAGTACAAGCTCTTCATCGCTCTTGTTGGCGTACTCTTCGCTTACTTGGCTACGTAAGTCCTGTAGGGTGAAAATTGCCATCTAAGCGCCCCTTATTGTGCAGCTTGTCGTCTAGCCAGTTCCGCAGCGGCGGCTTCTCTTCTAGCTCCTGTAAACTCTTGCGTAGCCTGCATAAGTTGTTGCGACGTTAAATTAGTAAGCGGTCTGCCTTCACGGATATTTCTGTCTAGCGCGATGCCGACGTTAGACGCAGCTAGACCTTGTTGTACGTAATCAACACCTTCACCAACGGCACTGGCTACGCCCCTAGCCGGTACGCCAACAACTTCATCTAGCGTAGCGCCGTACTTCTTGTTAGGGGTAGGATCTGCCGATAGCCCTTGCGTGGGTGCGGAACCGCCACGCATGAAAGCGGGCGCGTCTGGGCCACCACCCATATCTTCTCCGCTAATTCCTAGCATTCCGCCATACTGACCCATCATAGAGAATACAGTTCTGTCTATATTAGCTTTTTGTGAGTCGCTAAGGGTGGCGTAAGATCCGTAGTCGCCCAACAGTTCGCCAATTAAGTCTTTGCGCAGAGTCATAAAGTCGTTCATATTCTTTACGCCCTGCTGGAAACGTTCCGCTGCTAACGTGTTCGCCCTAATTTCAGCCGCTGCGTACGACTGTGCACCTAGGAATGGATCTTGTGCTGTTTCTTGAAAGTTAACACGAGCGGCTTCCTCGTTAGGGTAAGACCTACGCATAACTTCCTTACCGTAATTTTTATCTTCGGCAATATCGTTGTAGTAAACGACATCAATCGCGCCCGTCTTTTCGTTTCGCTCTATCTTTACGGCTTCATCTGGCGTAATTTCTTTATCGTTAGAAATCATAACCGCGAGATCATCTAGCGTCTGAGCAGAGTTCAATTTGTTCTCTAAACGAGTAGAGCCTATTTGCTGGAATGCGGTATCTACACCATAGATACCCTGCGCAATGGCCTGCTGGTCTTTAATGTTTAGCGCCTTAAATTCTGGGGTCTCACGGAACTCCATGGGTGTACCATCGAAAGTACTATATTTTTTAGTCGCTGCCGATAGACGCCGCAGGTCATCGAGTTCAAAACCCTTAGCCTCAATGCCAAGAGAAGTTAGCTCGTTGGTCAACGCGGCGGTTTCTTCAGCCATCGCAAGCCTACGGTCGGCGCGTTCTTCCGCACGGGTAGTTACGCCACGCTCAAACCCAGTTTGCTCGATGTCTCGCTGCTCTTCACGCAATGCCATAGCACGGGTGTAGGCTCTGTCAGCTTCTTCGCCATATCCCAAACCACGCAGCCTGTCGGCGCGCATACGCTCGATCTGTGCTTCTGACATGGGGGTATATTCCCCACCGATAGCAGGGGCTGTAGGTTGCTGCATGGCTTGCGCCATCATTTCGGGCGACAGTCCGTACTGGCTGGGTACTTGCCCGATGGGGGTAGTCATCTGCTGCATCTGCTGCGAGCCAAGTCCTGTCTGACTAGTTGGCGCTAAACCTGCGGCGGCGGCTTGCTGCTGTGCAGATAAACCTGTGCTTACAGAAGCACGGTCTATACCGTATTGGCGCTCAGCGTTAGCCTGCTGTCGGGCTTGGATGTCGGCCTCGACCTCCCGCATCTCGCGGTTTTTTCTGGCCTCCTTGTACATGTCGATGGCGTTTTCAACGGTGGCTTGTCCAGCCCGCATTCCTGCTGCAAAACCCATTACGCGGCCTCCTCAGTCAGCTCAATCATCCGCATACCCAGCGCGGCGTAGTCAACCGACGCGTAGCCCAAGTCATCGTAGTGGACAGCATACGGGAAGTGGGTCTCTGCTTCATCAGCCATAACACCCAAGAACACACGATCCGGTATGCCGGTATACTTAAATGTATATACATTAAGCCCGCTGTTCTGATCGACGTGGTGGAACTTGATGTCTTCCTTGAGGCGGCGGTCTGACGGGCCAAACGCGCCTAGGGCAGCGCCGCCTAACCCCATTAAGCCGCCGAACACAGCGCCCTGCTTCTCCATTTGCGAACCATAGATGGATGTCTGTGCGTTGAGTACACCCTGCAACCCTTGCATACCGGTCTGGTATCCACCCATCATCGTGCCAGCACCTTGGCCTAAGCCAGCCATATACTGATTGCCTGCCATTTGTGCTGTGCCAGCACCGGCAGAGCCTGCGCCAACAGAGCCACCGTACGCAGCGGTAGAAGCCCCTGCCAAGTTACGGCCCAAGCCAGCAGCAGAAGTGCGAAGAGCCATGCCACGCTGAACAGCGGCGTCCCTAGCCTGAGTCTGTGCATTAGCTGATTGTGCAGCAAGACCTATCGTAGCCTGCTGCCTAGCTGCACGGGCGGCTGGAGAGTTGGGATTAAGGCCACGGGCCGCGTCTGATCTAGCCAAGGCTTGTTGTGTGTTACTAAAAGCACGGCCAGCGGCAGCGGCAGCTTCTCCCGCCATACGTTCTCGGTACGACTCTGTACTGAACGCTTCAGCGTCTCGGACAAGCCCCTGTTCTAGTGGCCTGAACGTAGCAATTTGGTAGTCGTAATAGTCCTTCGCCTGTTCCAACTGTTGCTGTTGGGCAGCGATTTGGCCCTCGGCGACACCGGCAAGGAGCGGCTGCATTTCTGCGTACTGTCGCTCAGCGAAGTCTAATTGACGCGTGCCTAGCTCTCTGCCTAACTGAATAGCTTCCCGAGATACTTGGGCTAACTCTCTGTAATCTGGCGCTTTTGCTGATTTTCCGCCCATTATGTCCTCCAACGAGCGCCGCTTTCGGGCGTCATAACTAATACCATCATATCCGCACCGGGAGCGCCGTCCTTCATCACAAATTCTTCCTGCCAGCCAAGGTGCTTGTCGAACTCGATAATGTGGGGTTCATTAGTCGGCACCATGCCAGTTAACCGCTTTAGTTTACACTTATTGAAAGCATAATCATACGCTGCCTGCAACAACTTAATCGTAGCTTTACCGGGCTTGTCGATGGCTATATGGCATGTGGCGTTAGCACCGTTGTAGTTGTTGAATACGATCCCAGCCAGTATGGTTGAACCCCGCATGACACCTAGGGCGTAGAAGTCTCCCCAGCTACCGGTTTGGCCTACTTTGGCCGCTACCCACGCGCCGATAAGGTCTTTACGGTCAACTACTACGACGGTGGATTCGGCCATACAACCTCGTCTATGGACAATATATCTGGGTACTGCTCCGGTAAATCACGTAGTTGTTGTCTGTAAACCCGCCATGCTTCAGCGTCAACGGGGGCATCTGGCACCTGCGTCCAGTCGCATCCTGCTAGGAGTTCGTTTCTTAACGACCGTAGCTCCCTAATAGCCGCAGCCCGAAGTTTTGGCTCGTTGAGCCGCCACTCTTTTGCGGCGTAGTTAAACTCGTGCCGATCAGAGGGGCGCTCTGGCATAGGGCGGACTGATTTAGTGGCTACGTCAACGTAGTGAGTGTCGTAAGCAACCTCGCTATCAACAATTAAACAATTTCCGTCGCAGTCTTTAGCGTACGCCTCTAAGCTCCAGTTAGGGCCGGTTTTGCTGCCCGTAATCTGCCCTAAGTTGGTATATGTTATTAGCTTACTCATCGCTTTGACGCCACCACACTCATGCCGTTGGCGAACATTCTCCTACTCCCTGCGTTAGTTTGGGCGGCTAGGGCAAAATAATAGTTTGTGTTTTTCTTTAGCCCCAGTGCGCTGACATCGAGTGTGTAGTTAACCGTAAGAGTGCCGGAGTGGTTACGTTTTTTACTCACACCGCAAGATTGCAGCATGGTTGCGCCTGATAGGTTAGCGGTGCTGTTTGGAGAGCTTGGGAAATACGTCCAAGAAGAAGGAAACGCGCTGCCCTCTCGGATAAATAAATTTAGCCTAACAGTTTCGTAATCACTCCCGCTAGTAGCCGCACTGTAGTTCATAAACCCCACAACAGTAATAGCTTCAGGGGCTACGTTGTCGTCCGCCCAACTAAGCGGTGATGTGTCACAAACTTTGCTCCATGAACTGCCAGCGGATGTCTCTGTACCGGAAATTGCTATAGAGGTGCTTAGATTTTCGTTAGACGCGCCCAGCGGCACCGTAACCGCGTTTTCGCCGATTTTTAGGGTATTAACTTGTGCGTTGCCAATGACAGCTTCAGTAACCGCCAAGCTCTGGAAGTACGTCTCTATGTTGTTTTGTGTGATCTTGTCCTGAACCCAAGCGAATAGGCCAAGGGCATCTCCGTTGTTGTCGAGTATCTTCTCTCCCTTCAACTCGTAAGGCTCAATAACCACTTGGTCTATATGAAGCACCGCCAAGTCCGGCAGTGCCGTACTCATATAGATATTAAACGACATCCAGTCAAAGCGACCTATACCACTAGTGTTAGAACTTGTAGGCTCAACAACTAGTTCAGTGGTAAACCACGTATCGCGGCTCCTTACTACTCTGTCTTGGTACCAGTAGTAGTTAGCTGGGTAGCGGACTATATTGTCTGGATCGTCATCGTTAAGTATGTCTTCTCGCAGCACACGGGCATAAGCAAAAGCGTCTGC